CAGGAAGCTTCAGCCTAACACAGCACACATGTGTTTTAAAAATAGTAAATTTTACAACCAAACAAAGGTCATGGAACCCATTTTAATGGGAGGCTAGTGACCTACGCCTTTTTATTGAAACTCAAACACCAAATAACTATTTGAATTATTAATATTTAATTGTCTTAAATATGGGAGTTTCCTTCTCCAGCAGGTAATGCCCACCTTTCTGTTGGCCAGCAAATTCGACGTTAGAGCCAAATTGTCCGTACAACACTACTGTATCATACTCATGAACATTCCCCATCTCCACATGTATCTTATAAAACTTCTTGCTCCCACGAACATTCCAGCCCATAGAAGCGAAACCATCCACGGGACCAACCACTTCTCTGGAGAAATTCAACTCACCACTTGGACTCGTCAGCACTCCACTATAAAACTGATTGGAACTAAGACTATTTTCATGAGCTGAGACTGTTAATTGGGAAGTTCTGCGGTAACTCATATAATCAGAACTGGCTCGGGCCACCACATAAAACTTCAAAGTTCCTCTCATCCATGCACAATTCTGCAACAAACGCACAAAAGGAGAGTGTATAATTTCGAAGTTCTCGCTGCTCTTAGATCCATCTAGGCGCATTTTCAAAGAGAAAGGATGAATGTCTTCATCTGATTTGCTCCCAGGATACAAGCCTGCCTTATACCTCCAATGGCCCATCACGAAGCGCACTGAACTAAAATCTTCGGGTGTCGCATGCGCTTGCCCGAGCATATACCTCAAAGGCTTTCTGATTTCAGGATCAAGTGATCTTCCTATAGTCTTGCCCTTCCCTATGCGTGTGATCGTCGTTGGGTAGCCCGCACTCACACCTGTGAAACTGATATCTCCAGACAAACGAGCTGCTATTCTGAATGTAAGCTCTCCTTCCAAAGCGCTTGACACCGCATCCCTTTGATAGAGTACAAAGTTACCTGAAACATCATCCCCTCTTGCCGAGTCCAAATCCCATCTATCAAGTGCTTGGTATACTCCAAAGACTTCTTTAGGAAAGCGCACAGAACGTGTGCTTTTAGATCCGGAGGAGAAGGTAAAATCAATGTGGGGCAGCGAGTCAAGAATTTGCATGTTCCCAACCTTTTCAATATAGGCTCCAGCAACATATGCAATTGAGAAAGTTCCTCCAATCATAGGGCTACTCATAAGAGTAAAATCTAGAATAACATCCGATTGCATATACTGGCTGAGGCCACAATATGAAGAGGCAAAGGTTGAAGTCACTTCCTTCCCATCTGTCTGCGGTTTGCCAAAATTAACTTCAAAGGAATAAGCCACACGCTCCCCTTGTTTGAAAGCTAATGTCCCCAACTCTTTGCGAAACATGAATGCTGGTGCATGTTCAAGAGTTGCTATTTGCTTGGGCAGCATGACGGTGGGTTCGTAGTAGATTGCAAAACTTATTCTGGCATCTACCTTCGGAGCATTCAACCATTTGGAAAGCGTTTGTATTACCACCACAGGGGCAAACTTAAAAGACCCCAGATAATGCATATTCCACCAATCTGCACAAGAAAATGGTTTAAAAACAAACTCCACATATGGCTCTATGGCCGGATTCCACTTGTAGTGCTGAATGCCCAACAAACGTCCCAGACTAGAACCCAAGTTTGCGCTTTCATTTCCCTCAACATAGCTGACTGCCAGTCCAATACCGCAAGTCGGAGCCACCTGGCAATTAATTTTGACTTTTAAAGAACCAGGGATCTTACTCAACATGTTTAGCAAACCAGTATGCACAGCACTATGTTTGGAAAGTTCATTTAAGTAAGCCACAGTGATTTTTGTTCCAGGTATTACATTTAGTGGAATATTTGCATATCCACTGAACAGTAAGCGCATGGTTTCTGTAGCAGACTCTATGGCAAAGTTATTTGTTTGCACATTCAAAACATCTTCCTCCATCAGACCTTGACCATATCTATAGTCTTTGCCATCCTCATCAGACAAGCATCCAAGATCATCGACACTTCTGACAAACTGCTCACCAGTGGCGGTTTTCTTCTCAAATCTCTGAGAGCCAGTGTTCCTGATTTTCCCTGAACCTGTATAGTTGAGTACCACTTCATTACCTTTGAATTTTGGCTTTGGAAACAGTATTCCTCTGTCAGTGGTAATAGCCTCTGTATGTTGCGCATTGCTAGGCCCAGGTAAATTGTAATTGTCCAAATTTACTTCAGGGAACAATCGAGGCGTAGCAAAAACAACCTGTGCCTCACTAGCAAATTGGCGCGCTTTGACCACATCCTCAGTTTTGGCTTTCAAAAGATGTCTTGTTTCAGTCACCTTTTCAGGTCCTTTTGCACGAACGTATAGAGTGCGAGCTGATATGTTAGCCAATGTGTAGCCCTCATCAAAATCTGAATCTCGACTTACCATTGAAAGCTCCAAAGTTGTATTTGGATCATCACATGCAGGGACTCTATGCATTGGAAAATAAATTACATGTGAAGGGACCCCACTCGCCCGAGATGCAAAAGCTCCTTTAAAAGAACTTGCAATGGTCTTGTGGCGCTTGTCGTAGAGTGCACCTGCCATGGTGACATCCGAATTGACTGAAGCGAAACCATCCGCCACCAACTCAATAGCTGCAACCATTATCTGATCAGCTTTAGCACGAACCTTGTCTGGCAACCTGTCATCTGCCACTTCCTCAGTGTACTTCTCCACAACTGGTATCGCCAATTTAGTGTTTCCTGCACCTGACATCGCACCAACGGCAATCTCTGACGTCGTGACGTAGCTAGGAGCACTTTTGCTCAATTTGCTTCTCAAGTTGTGCCACTTGTCCATTTCGTACAAATCTTGCACTCTTGGTAAGATGGATTTCTTGCTCTCCACAGCCAACTTGTAATCACTCGCTCTCTTAAGCAACGTGTCCTTTGGAATTGTATGCACTGGAGTGATATTTGCCTCATTCATGATTTCAAGTTCTTTAAGTGTGAATCTCGGTGAAAAATCAGACACAAAACCTTCAACGCAAGGAGGAGGGAAATTGTAACAGTAATTGTAATCAGTGATTTGCTCCCACAATCCTTTAGGCAATGCCGTATATGCGTTTGCCCAATCTACAGTATGATACTGAGAACTATTTGTGTATATCGTTTTTAAGAAGGGTGCAACGATATATGCAAATTCAATCCTCAATATGTAATAACAGATGTACAAAAATACTGACCACAAAAGAAAAGTGCTTTTTGTGGAAAAGAAACAAACAAGCAGAAAATTTAGTAACCAACCCAAAAAGAAGCAACTTATGATTTCTGAGAAGTATCTATCTAACACTGCAACAAGTTCAGGACGCATTACAACATGTTCAAGATCAAATCTTGAATGTAGAATGCACTTACAAGAAAGAAAATAAAAGAAAAGAAGTTTCAAAATATATGGTGCGCTTTAAATCACACTCCCTTTTGCCGGGTTCAAATTGAAAACTTCAAAGTATCCGAAAGCTGTTTTCCAACTGAAAGCTGTTTAGTAACTGAAAGCTGTTTTTCGGAACGAAAGC